GGTACATCTGGAACAAGAGGTACATCAGGAATAAATGGAACAGCGGGAACGAGTGGTACAACACCTCCTGGATTTACGTCAGGTACATCTGGAACGAGAGGAACATCAGGAACAAGTGGTCCTGCTGGTGCTAACGGTGTAAATGGAACGAGTGGAACATCTGCGAGTGGAGGCTCTTTGTTAGTTGCCTATCCGAATACTTGTTTTGTACATCCGAATGGTGATGACTCTACTGGTTTAATAGGAAGATTTGATAAACCATTTGCTACAATCGCTGGTGCCTTTTATGGAACGAGTGGATTAAATAATGATCCGGCTGGTATGACTGCTGGTGTCACTAACGGTGTAATTGAAGTATGGCCTGCTACGATTGGTGCTGAAAACGCGAATTGGAATAATTTAACGGTACCGTCAAGATTTTATGATTATAATGAAACTCAGTCGCTGATAATTATATCTAACTTTAAATTACATTTGAAACCAGGTGTCCATATAAAATGGAATGCTCCAGATCAAACATCTGGCATTACAAGTGGAGCATACTTTAAAATATATGGAGATCTTGATGCTACTAAAATGATTAGAGTTGAAGTAACAAGTGAAGATCAAACGAATAGTATAGAACAAGTATGGAATACTGAAGCTTTCTATAACCATGAAAACTACTTATTACAATCAAATTACTATACAAATATAACATTTGAAAATATTACTTTATTCTCTCAGCCGATTAGTTGGGTAAATACACCAGATACTAAAGGACAAGCGAGTATGAATATAGGTATAAATGGAAATCTTATGTTAGATAGAGTAATTTTTAGAACTGATAATGAGCCTTATATATCATCCGAATTTGACCAAGGTTGGTGGTTAAGTAACATTTATTGTGATGACTATGGAACACTTTTTATTAAAGATAGTTTTTTATTCTGTATGAATTTTAATAATCAAAAAGGAAATACATATAATACGAATATGGAGTGGAATGCTAATATAACATTCTATAACTCAGATAGACATAGTAATAGATGTATCCTGTTGAGAAGTGAATTTACTACTTTGTTTAATCAAGGAAATATAGGAATTTCAAATAACAATGCTATTCATTGTATATGTGCTCAAACAGGTACTATATTCTTTGTAATAACAGATTGTCAGTTTAATGCTGAAACGAACCCTGGAAGTATATATCAGTACGGTGGAGGTGATGGTTCTTGTATATACAATGACTATGGAGATTTACAAGTAACATTAATATCAAGAAGCCTTCAAAATTATAATAACACGACTGGAATATATTATGAGAATGTTGGTGTGAGAACAATTATTGAAATGACAGGAGGTGGTGTTAGTGATAATTTATTCACTTACTTCCCAATAATTAATAGTCAAAAAATAATTGCTACATAATGAATCTAAATTTAATTAATAAAAACATAAGTTTCGATTTTGATGGTTGTTTAGAAAGACCAGAAATACAGGATATTGCTCGTAAGTTAAAAGTTAGAAATACTATATGGATTATAACTCGTAGATTTTCTGATGAGAGTGAAGATGTTTATAAAGTGGCTGATGAATTAGGTATTCCGAGAAACAGAGTAATCTTCACAAACGGCAGATGGAAATATCAAAAGTTGTATAGTATGAACATTGACTTTCATTTTGATGATAAACAAGATGAAATTAATCAAATTGAAAAGTGGACAACAACAAAAGGTATTAAAGTATAAATGTGTCTGTTTGTATCATGATGTTGAATGTTTTTAAAAAATAAGAAAAAGAATGATAGGTAAAAAATTAAATGTATGTATAGTAGATAATGTCGGATCGACTTATTTGCCAGCGGCATTATCATTAAGTAAGTTTTTCTATAAAACATATTACTACTCAGTTGTGCAAAATCCTTTCCCAAGATTAAGTTTAGAAACACCAGGGAAAGGTTACAAAGAAATTATAGTTTTAAATGAATTCTGGAACAAATTAGACTTATTTGATGTAATCATATTCGTTGATATTTATTTTAATGACTGGGGTGAGGCACTCAGAAAGATGGGTAAGTTAGTTTTTGGTGGAACACCAGGTGAAGAATTAGAAAACAACAGAAAACTATTCAAACAAGAACTAAAAAGTGCAGTTCTACCAGTAGCACCAACAGATTATATCACAGGAGTATCAAATCTAAAAGAATATTTAAAAGATAAGAAAGATAAATGGGTAAAAATATCGTATTACAGAGGTGAAGGAGAGACGTTCCATCACATAGACTGGAAACATTCAGAAAGTCTCTTAAATCAAATGATATACACATTAGGACCACTACAAAATGAACTTGAGTTTATCATTGAGGATCCGATACCGTCAGTATGTGAAACTGGATTTGATGGATGGACTATGAATGGACAATTTACAGACAACTGTGTATTCGGATTTGAGGTAAAGAATAACTGCTACATAGGAAAACAAACAGAATATAAAAATCTACCAACACCGGTTAAGTATGTAAATGAAAGATTCAGTAAAATATTGAATAAATATAAACATAATGGCTTTTATTCAACAGAAATAAGATGCACAGAGAATGGAACATATTACTATACAGACCCGTGTATGAGACTTGGATCACCTCCATCAAATACTTATCTTGAAATGATAAACAACTGGGATGAAATACTATTTGGAGCCGTAAATAATAAATTAATTGAACCACAATTTAATGGTAAATATGGAGTAGAACTTATTTTAAAATCAAATATGGTGAATGAGAACTATCTACCTATAACATTCCCGAAAGAATATAAAGACAATATAAAATTGAAAGGTTCATTCATTAAAGACGGAGAGTATTATATTATACCCTGGAAATATACTGGATTTGAAATGGGTGAAATTGGATCAGTAGTATGTGTTGGTGACAATTTAGAACAAATTATATCAGACTGTTTAAATATTGCTAAAAAGATTGAAGGCTACGATGTATATTATGACGAAGGTGCTTTTGTAAAAGGTATGAAAGTTGTAAATGATGCTGCTGAAATGTTTGGCTTTAATTTTTAAGTATTTTAGATAAAAAAGATATATATGTATATGAACTCTAAAATAGTAAGTGAAATCAGACGAGCAAATGTAAAGTTTAAAAATCTAATCAGAGAAGAAATTAGAATTAAAAAGTTGATTAAGACTGGAACAATGATACGAAGTATATCAACTGAGTTCGTTTTAGAAAAAGGTAAAATTAAAATAAAACTTGGAGCAGTTTATTACTATAAATTTTTAGATGATGGAACTAAATATATAAAAGCCTATAACATCACAAAAGATACATTGAAGAGTAAAAAATTTGAAGATTTAGAAAAAGATTTAATTTCAAAGATTGCTAAAATTGAAATAATCACCGAAATAGAAAAATTTGATAAACAACTTGGTTCATTCGCAAGTAGTTATATAATAAAAAAATAAGATATGGCATTAACTTTAAACTGGGGACCAACAACAGAAGGAGGTGGAGACATCAGTGATCCACAACCAGTATATGGTCCACAAAATACAGCTATTTATTGGATATGGGGTAGTACAAACGCAGCAAAAGAGAATTTTAAATTTAATTTTCTTGTAAGTGTTGGTGGATTGACTTATACATATAAAGTACCACCAACACCAGCAACAGGTAAAGGACAAATAGCACTGAGTGATATATTAAAAAGTTATATATCGTATGATTTACAACCAACAGCACCAATAGCACCATGGACACTGGCTTCAAATTCTTATTGTACTTATTCAATATGTGCAGTAGAAGAATACAATCCAGGAAAAACATTTAGTGACACACAATATGTGGGAGCCGGCTCACTTGGATTCACATTTTCAACACCACACGGATTCGGAGCAGGTGATTTGATAACTGTATTAATGAACGATCCATTTTTAAATCCACAATATAATGGGACAGCCTCAATAACATCAGTTCCGAATCCATATTTAATAGTAGTAGATAAAACATTTGATGCAGTAACTTCAAATGAAGGTGGAACAATAACAAATGTAATCTCTTATTCAACAAAAGATTGTGCTGATTATGTAAATGTGGCTTGGAACGGATCAAGACAATATACAGATAGAAGCGAATACTATAATTCATTTCAAAAGTACTGGAAAGATAATAGATTTTTAAGTAACTATAAAAATTATAATTATAGTGTAGGAGTTGTAGCAACACAATCAGCAGAAACTTTATCATACCGAAGTATGAAACCTGTATTCTGTTTAGATGATTATGGAACAGGTGCGACAGCGGCTAACTATTACGGACCAGACCAATATGAGAGTTTAAGTTGGATTACAAATAAAAATGAAGGACCTGGTTCAATACTAAATGGATTAGAAGTGAGAGTATTAGATAAAAATGGAGTGGGAACAACATACGCACTATCAGCAACTGGATCATACCCAGCCTACTCGTGTATGTATATTGCTGGCGCAGGACCGGCACAAATAAACAGAGCCTACGGATCACCAATTATAAACTCAAATACGAAAAATTATTATGTAAGGTATAAAGATGGATATGAATGGAGAGCCTACACAATCGTATGTAATTGTAGTCCATATGAAAACTACAGAATATATTTTTTAAATAACTTAGGAGCATTTGACTTCTGGAACTTTAATTATATATCACGAGACACATATAATATAGATAGAAAAACATTTGAAAAAACTCTACCGTGGGACTATAAAGTAGAACAAAGAGGAACAACAATTCTATCACAACAAGTGAGTGAGTCAATATATTTATCATCAGATTGGATAGACGAGGAACAAAGTAAATATTTAAAAGAATTAATCTACTCACCAGAAGTTTATATTTTTAGAAAGAAAACTGGAGTATGGCCAAATACAGATGCCTGGGAAACTGGTGAATTTGAATTGATACCACTTATAATAGACACAAGTTCCTATGAAATAAAAACAAATTTAAAAGACAGACTATTCTGTATATCCTTTGATGCAACAATGGCTTATGGAATATCAACACAAAATCAATAAATAAATGACAAATAGATACGACATATTAGTTCAAATACCGGAAACATCAACAACTACATCAATAGATGGTGGATGGCAAGCACTGGATACATATGATCCAATTGCTTTACAATTTCAAATATCAGATATAAATGAAATAGATCAAAGAAGAAGTTCATTCTCAAAGACAATAAATCTACCACTAACAAAATTAAATAGAAAAGTACTTGGTGACATAACAAACCCAGCTATCAGCTCATTAATAAATCCGAATAAAAAGGTTAATTGTGTAATTATGGTTGATACAATACCAGTAATCACAGGAACACTACAAATCGTTAATTCATCATACGAAGATATAATGAATAAAGAAGATGTACAAGTAGTAGTTTATTCAGACAATGATGACTTCTTTAAAGAAATGGCTGAAAAATATATTAATGAATTAAATTTTGATGGCCTACTACATATTTATAATAAAGATACGGTAATTAATTCATGGAGTGGTTCATCTGAAACACTTGGATACTACTACCCAATGATTGATTATGGATATGATTATACGGCAGCTGGTATGGGAAGATATGGAACATATTCAGTAGCTTATTATAATTACATGCCGTCTATCTATGTTAAAAATATATGGGACCAAATTTTTAGAGAAGCTGGTTTTACATATAATTCAAACTTTTTAAATACAGATTTTTTCAAAAGATTGATAGTTCCATTTACAAAAGAAAAATTAGAACAATCATTATCAGTTCCGTCCTATTCATTCAAAGTAGGTATGACTGGATCAGTAAATTATACAGCAACAACATCAGGTATATTTGAAACAGTATTAAAATTTCCTAATGAAAGTTCTCCATATTATGATCCACAAGGTTCTTGGGACACAACAACAGGTGAATGGACAAACAATTCAACATTTATCTGGGAAGGCGTAACATATAGCGTCACAATGGAACAAAGATTTTATTTTAATTTAGACTTTGTTGTACCAGCAGCAGTTGGTGACGTATATCTTGGTATATTGAGAACAGCTGACCCAGTGACTGGCGTAGTAGGAGGTGAAAACTTTATAAAATGTGGAGGAATACCAAACTGGGTCAATTTAACACTTGGAACAATTCAAAGTTTAGGTTGGACAGGTAACATTGATTTTACTGATCCATCGATGACGTATATTAGATATCAAATTAATGGATTCACAAACTATTTAGACGGCGGACCGAATACGGCAACAGCACCAATATATCCGAATGAGAAAGTATTCTGTAAAATCTTCTTCTGGCAAGGACTTGGTTCATATCCAACAACTGCATTGACACTTGGAACTGCCTCTTATTTTGGAAATGATATTAGAACAGATATATTCAGTAATTTATATGGACAAGCACCTGGTGTATCAACTACAATAGACCTACCAATGTTGGTAGATATGAATAAAGTATTGCCGGACAATATAAAACAAAAAGATTTTATAACATCTATTGTAAAAATGTTTAATCTATATGTTGAACCAGACAGAGACTATCCAAAACAATTAAATATAGAACCAAGAAATGATTACTATAAAGCTGGTGTAATTGAAGAATGGACAGACAAATTAGATTTAAACAATCCAATAGAAGAAGAAATATTATCTAATACACAATACAGAACAACACTGGCTACATATAAATCAGATGGCGACTACTATAATACTGATTATACACAAGTCACAAATAAAATATATGGACAATATAAAGAAGAATTAGATAACGACTTCATTAATGGTGAGAAAAAGATTGAATTAGTTTTCAGTCCAACACCACTTGTATCATTAACTGGTTTTAATAAATTTCCGATACCTAAAATAGGTAAATTAAATAATGGTGTATTCTCAAAAACAGCAGCAAACATAAGAATACTTTTAAGATGTGAATCTGGTTTATTACAATTAGAGAATGATGATGCTTATTTATTTGAAGGAGCTCTCTGGTCTCACATACCTTACGCTGGACATTTAGACAATCCATTCGACCCACAAATTGATATAAATTTTGGTCTAACAGATGGTTTATACGGATGGACTGGTCAAATGACTAATAATAATTTGATTGAAGATTATTGGAGAACACAATTTGAAGAATTTAATGATAGTAACAGTAAGATTATTACATGTGAAATGTTTTTAAATTCAAATGATATTTATAATTTTAAATTTAATAAAAAGATTTTATTAGAAATAAAAGGCAACAAACAATACTATCGTGTATTAAGTATATCAAAATTTAATCCAGGACTGAATACAACATCAACTGTAAAATTACAGAAGATAAAAGATATAACAGTTCCGATTGCTGGTAAAAAAGGTGGCAAAGTAGATAAGAAAAAACTCAAAGACACACTATCGAATTCTATAAAAAGTGGATTAGGAATAATAGACACTGGTAGAAATAACATTTTATCAGGAGACGGTATTTCATCAACAGGTAAAACAAATTTAGTACTTGGTGACAACTCAACATCACAATCTATTGGTTCAGTATTAGTTGGTGACAATTCATTTATAACATCTGATACAAGATCAAACATGATATTAGGTGACAACAGTAGTATTGGATATAATACAAAAAGTGTAGTAGCTTTTGGTGATAACAATTCAATTGGAATTACAATTTCATCAATTGATGCCTCAACTAATGAGACAAAATCACTTTTAATATCTGGTGACAATAATACAATAGGTGTCTCTGTATCTAATATACAAGTTTATGGTGAAAACAATACGGTAGGAAATAACACAAGTTCAATTTCAATAAGTGGTAATGGAAATACTGTACCTGATGGATTAACAAATGTAACAATTATAGGAAATAACCAATACGCAACAACATCAGATACATATATTTTAGACCCAGCTATTGCCGCAAACACAACACCTGTAAAATACGATACATATTCTAACTTAACTGGATACGCACCAACGGTAGCAACAGAAGTAATGTGTGGGTTCGCATTCACATACACACCAAGTTCAGATCCAAACAGAATAGTTTTTAATGGATGGTTTACATACATAAGTAATTATAAAGTAAGATATGGAACAGGAACAGCACCAACTGCTGGTTCAGCTGCTACTGGAACGGTATTAAAAAGTATAACACCGGCCTCATATCCAGGAACATTAGCATTGGATGAAATACTATCATTAACACCAGGTACAACATATTGGTTCGACTTCAGTGTGACAAAACAATCTACATCATTCTCAGGATTATATTGTATTAGTCAAGTAACAGGAAACATTCAAGATTTATCAGGTATAGGTGGTTTAACAACATTAACTGGACAAGACGGACAATTTATAAGTGTGAATAGTTTAGTGGCTGGTCCAGATAGAGTAGAATTAAGTGACCACTCAAATACTTATACGATTGGAGTTGATGGTGATAACCAAGTAGTTGGTATGTACGCAAATAATTCATTATTAACCTTAACTGATACTGTTTATAGTTATTTTAATCCGAGTATGACAACTGTAATTTATTCAGAAACTCACACAACGACTACAGCAGTTCCAGCAAGTTACGGTCCATTCACAACACCAACTGGTAAGACGTTATATGTTCAAGTTAGAGTTCTCGGTCAGTCGTCAACAAAATCTTATTTTAGTAATTTGAAAGCTGTATATAGAGTTTACTCAGGTACATTAACTTTAATAGGGTCAGAGACACCAATAGAAATAACTGATTTTACAACAGCAACAACTTCATTAGGAATTTCATCCAACCAATTATATCTAACAGTAACAGGAGAAGCAGCCACGACTATTGTTTGGAATATAGAATATGAACTGATAAAAGGAAATTAAAAGTAAAATTGAAATAAAAGATATATATAGAATATGGATGCAAATGTAAATATAGGACTAAATATAAATGGTGAGGGAGCTATCAACACAGTAGGTAGTTTAAAGGCACAATTAAGACAAGCACAGGCTGAGGTGGCTGCTTTATCAGATCAATTTGGTGCTACATCAGTAGAGGCGGCAAACGCAGCGAGAAAGGCGGCAGATTTGGCTGATAGAATAGGTGACGCTAAATTATTAACAGATGCCTTTAATCCAGATGCTAAATTTAAATCACTATCGAATTCTATTGGTGGAGTATTGAATGGATTTCAAGCCTATCAAGGAGCACTTGGATTAATGGGTGTTGATAGTAAAGAATTTGAACAAACACTTTTGAAAGTGCAGTCAGCTATGGCTCTAACACAAGGTATAAATGGTGTATTAGAGGCAAAAGATGCCTTCAAAACATTAGGAGCAGTAGTATCTAACACATTTGGTACAATGACAACAGCAAGTAAAGTATTTGCAGTATCAGGAATAGGACTTTTAATAACAGCTGTAGGGTATTTAATAAGTAAATGGGGTGAAGAAAGTGAAGAAGCTAAAAAAGCAGCAGAAGAACAAAAGAAATTAAACGAAGAGTTAAAAAAACAACAAGATTACATATCAAAAGAATCAGTTTCTTTTGTAACACTTATAGCACGTCTCAAAAGTACTAATCAAAATTCAAAAGAAAGAAAAGATTTAATTAAAGAAATTAATAAACAATATGGTACAACATTAAAAAATCTAAAAGATGAGAAAGACTTTCAAAAACAACTCAATTTAGAAGTTGACAACTATATTAAATTTAAAATAGCAGAATATAATTTAAAGGCTAATGAGGACAAGATACAATACGCTCTTGGTAAAAGACAAAAAAAGCAACAAGAACTTAATGAAGCTCAAAAGAACTATAATGACGTTTTAAAGAAATATAATGAAAACTACGCGGGCATAACAGTAATGAATGTTGAATATGCCCGTGAAGAATTGGTTAAGAAAAAGAAGGCATTAGATGAAAATTCAGATGCTTTAAAATTTCTTGGATTAAAATCACAAGAAGCGTCTGTTGAAATTGATGGATTAACTAATAGTGGTAAAAAATATGTAGAGAATTCAAAAAGTGTAAATGATGCAACTGACGATACTGCAGATAAACTAACAGATCTTTCAGATCAAATTTTATCTGAACAAAGAAAACGTGAAGACTTACAAATATCAACTATTCAAAATGAAGAGGCGAGAGCTAAAAAACAAGTAGAAACTGAAGCTCAAAGACAATTAGATGATCTAAAAAATACAAAAGCAACGAAAGAACAAAAAGCTCAATTAGAAGAAGAAATCAAAAAAACGAGTGAAGCTAAGATTACTCAGATAACACAAGAATTCGTTGATAAAAGAGCAAAGTTAGAAAAAGACGCGGCTGATAAAGCAAGACAATATGAAGCTGATGGTATAAATGCTTATTTAGACGAGTTAGAATTATTAAGTGAAGAAAATTTTCAAGCTGGATTAACTGAACAACAAAGAGAAGAGCAAGCAGTTAATGATAAGTATTTTAGACTATTAACAATGGCTGGTGACAATAAAGAACAATTAAAAATTATTGAAGAAGCTAAAGGTAGAGAATTAAAAGAAATAACTGATAAATACGTTAAAATAGATGAAGAGACACAAAGAGAATCACTTGCCTCAAAATTACAAATGGCATCTGAAGCTATTGGTGTATTAGGTAGTTTATTTGAAGGAGCAACAGCAAAAAATGAAAGAGAAGCAAGAAAACAATTTAAAATAAATAAAGCCTTTTCATTATCATCAGCAGTAGTGAATACAGCACTGGCAGTGACAAAATCATTACCCAATCCGATTGCAGTCGCACTGGCAGCAGCAACAGGCGCTATTCAAATTGCTAAAATTGCATCAACACAATTTGGCGGATGGTCACCACCAGATGTTCCAACACCACCACCTGGACCAACAGATACGACAAGTCAGGAAAACGCCTTTACACCTTCAACATTTATTAGTTTAGGTAAGGCACAAACAGGTGCATCTGCGAATTATGGTTCAACGAAAGTTTATGTATTAGAAAGTGACATAACATCAGTTCAAAACAAAGTTGGTGTTATTGAAAGTAGAAGTTACCTTGGAGGTTAAAAAATAAAAATAAATATGAAAAAAATTTACAACGAGAATCAACTACCAGTATTTGAATTTATTATTGATGAGGAAGATGAAAGAGCACTATCTAAAATTGCTCTAACAGCTAATCCAGCGATCGAACTTAAAGGTAAATACTTTTCAAAAGAAATAGAGTATCAAATGTTCTCAGATGAAGAAAAACAAATAATTGCTGGTCCAGCTATGATACCGAACATCAAAATTAAACGTAAAGATGAAAACGGTAATTTATATATGGGCTACTTTACAAAAGAAACTATTGCTAAAATGGTTGAAATCTTTAATAAAAATTTAAAAGATAAACCACAAGGAGTAATCAATGATGAACACAGTGAGAATATGGTAGATGCCTACATAGTTGGATCATGGATCGTTGAAGATAGTTACTACGATAAGTCAAAATTTTATGGATATGACCTACCAGTAGGAACATGGTTTATGGAAGTTAAAGTAGAAGATAAAGATTTTTGGAACAAAGGAGTTAAAGAAGAAGGCAAATACGGATTTAGTATTGAAGGTATAATGGATATTATATTTAAAGGCAAAGGAGACAGATTTAGTAAAGTAGATGAAGAATGGTTCTCAGTCCTAAAAGAAATTGGATGGCTCGACATCGATGATGATTTCCTAAATTTTTTAGATCAAATAAGGAAATAAAAAAAATCAGGTATATATAGATATATCTGAATAAAATATAAAAAGTTAAAATATGAATGTAACTGAAATTAAAAAGAAAGCAGAAGAATTGAAAGCAGTTTATGAAAACTATTTGAAATTCAAATCTCAAAAGTTCGCAAATACGGCTCTTGAAACAACTGGTGGTGAAACAATTTACATAAATGAAGGCGACGAATTGAAAGTTGGAACTCCTTGTTTCCACATCAATGAGGCTGGTGAATTGACACCGTGTGAAGATGGAGAATATGTATTACTTGACGGTAACACAATTGAAATCGTTGATGGAATTATTGCTGAAATCGCAGCTTCTGAAGAAGAAGGAACTGAAAGTCCAGAAGAAACAGCAGCGCCAGAAGCAGAAACTATGGCTGAACCAACAAACGTAACAGACATGGAAGATGCAGCTTCAGGAGTTGAAGAAAGAATTGCGGCTTTAGAGTCAGCACTCGAAAAAATCACAGAAATGTTACAAGGTTTAATGTCTAAACAGGAAACTGAAATGAATAAACTAAATAACAAAATGTCTAAAATGTTCTCACAAACAAAAGAAGAGTTGAATAGAGAAAGTTCAGAAGGAATTAAATCTAAAATCTCTGGTTCTGGAAACATAATGGATGAAATTAAAGATTATGTGAACTATAAAGGTTTTTCAAAAGTTAAAACTGAAAACACAGAAAAAGTACACAACTTTAATGCAAACGAAATGAATGAATTAATGGCTAAGGCAAGAACAAGTCCTGGTTTCGGAGGTTCATTTACTATATCAAACTAAAAAAGTATAAAAAATAAAAATAAAAGTATATGGCAATAGCAATTACACCTTATTTAGCATCACTAACATCTTATACAGATCAGTTGTCACAACCTCTATTAAGACAGTCAGTTCTTGCTCCAACTCTTTTTAAGTATATCAATACTATTGAAGGAGTAAAAAATTCAGTAGCGATCAACTACTCAACTTCAAACGTAGTTATCCAAGCTGGTGGTTGTAACCTTGGTGGTACAATCAATGCAACTGGTTCATTCACACCAGCACAAAGAAATCTTGATGTATGTCGTCTAAAAGTTGAGACAGCAGTATGTCTTGAAGACCTTGAACAATACTGGTTCGGTATGTTAATGAAAGCAGGTTCTAACGGTGAAACTTTAGACCCAGAAGTATTCGCAAAAACTTACGTAGCTGACATGCAAGCAAAAGTTGCAGCAGGAGTAGAAGACTTAGCGATCGCAGGAGCAGTTTCAGGAACATACTCTTCTTCATTAACACAATGTAATGGTTTACTTTACATCTTGGATTCAACTTCAGCAACAGCGTCTGTAATCACATCAACTTACTCTGGAACAGGAGCATTTACATCAACAAACGCAATTTCAGTTGTTGATAACTTGATCCAAACAGCGATCGTAAATCAACCAGACATCTTAGCAGAAGAATTAATCTGTTTATTGGGTTACGCTGACTTCCAAACATTAACATTTGCGTTAAGACAATTAAATCAATTCCACATCAGCTGGGGTGCAGATCCAAACACATGGGATTTCATCTATCCAGGTTCACCAAACGTGAGAGTTGTAGCAACAAGAGGTCTTAACTATGTTAAAGGAACAGCGATCTTAACACCAAGACAAAACATCGCCTTCGGTACAGATTTAATCTCAGACAGTTCTAACTTTAATATGTATTTTGATTTCCCAACAAAAACTATTATGACAAGAATTGCTTGGAAACAAGGTATTCAAGTAGCTTACCCTCAATATGTAATCTACAAGAGAAAATAAAAAAACAATTATCAATAGGGTCAGGTTATACTGAATCAGTTGAAAGCTTGACCCTTTGATAAAGAAAAAAATAAAACAGAAGAATATGGCATGTACTTTATCATCAGGACAAAATCCAATTCCTTGTAAAGCTGTTGCTGGTGTTAATACGATTTGGTTAGTAAGCTATAATGGAACATCATTAACTTATCAATATCAAACTGACGGACTAACAATTGGAACATTTTCAGGAGGAACATCTTCTGCGGTACAATTCCTTCAAAATCCAGAGGTTGCATCTTATACAGCACCAGGTGAATACAACACTGAAAACAACGCTTATAAAAGAACACAAACTTTAAGTTTTAATGTTTATAATATAACAGCGGCTGTAATTGAAAAAATCAGAGCATTAGACCAAGGTACTTGGAGAGCACTTATTTTAGATAACAATGGAAATTATTTCATTATGGGTCTAAAATCACCAGCTCTTGTATCAGCATCAGATGCTGGATTAGGAAAAGCAGGAACAGATTTGAACGGGGCTATGATAACACTAACAAGTTTATCAGACCAGGTATTAACTCAAATCTCAACATACGCAGCAAGTCAGTTCGGAATATAATTCCAAGAACTATAAATAGTGTAAGAGGAAAACCCGGGCATATGCTTCGGGTTTTTTTATATGAAAAAAAAAGTATTTTTCACAAAAAAGATATATATAATATATGAAGATTAAAATAGAATATTTAGACACAAAAGTAAATTGTCCAATTAGTGGTTCAGATGTGATTTTAAGATATGTAAGTGAATCACTTTACAATATATATTCAAAGGCTTATCCAGATGCATTTGAAGAAGATAAAAAAGTAGTAGAAAAAAATGTTGATACTATCACCAACACAAAGTAACTTATTGAATGTTACACTTTATGAAAACTCAACTAACCTTGTAAATCCTTATTTTACTTGGAAACTTGTAAATAAACAAAGTTTAGTTGAAACAGTATTCTATCAAGATGATAGTTCAACTACACCTTGGTACTATAATTCATTTACAGTATCTATTGCAACACCAGTAGGACTAACACAAGGTATTATAAATATACCAGCAGGTGAATATCAATACTTTGTTTATCAAATGAATAATCCATACGATTTAAATTTAAATAATGCAGTAAAAGAAGTAGAAAACGGAATACTTGTTTTAAATGCAACATATTCACAATATTTAAGTTACACTCAATCATCAGGAACAGTTCTTACATACAATAACATGGACAGAATATAAAAATAAATAAATATATGAACGAGCAAATCAATAAAGATATAAACGAAATGAAAAGGTATGTCTTGAAAAAGTTTAATTTACAAAGTGACATAAACATTCCTCTATATAAGGAAACTAAAAACACAAATGGATGGGTAAATTATGGCTCAGATAATTTGATGCCCAATTATTATTTGGGTTTACTTGGAAGAAGTCCTAAACATAACGCACTAATCACTACTAAACAACAATTAATCGCCGGAAATGGATGGCAAAAGGAAGGACTAAACGCACCAACAATAAACTTTTTAAAAAACCCGTTCGGAGAAGCAGACCTTGATGAAATAGTCGCAAGAGCAGCTTATGATTTTGAAATCTTCGGAGCATTTGCACTTGAAATTATATGGAATAAAGACAGAGAAAGTATCAAAGCTATCAATCATATTCCTGTGCACAAATTAAGAGCTAAAATAAAAGATGAAGAAGGTAATGATGACGGATATTATATCTGTAATAACTGGGTTAAATGGTCTTCAACACCAATTGTTTATGTACCTAAATTTTCAACTATAAACAGAAAAGATGCTAATCAAATCTTATACGCTAAAAGATATGATCCATCATCCGAAGTTTATGGAATACCTGATTATATGTCAGCCGCTCGTTGGTGTGAATTAGAATACGAAATATCTAACTTTCATTTAAATGCCGCTAAAAATGGCTTCACACCAGGTATGAGAATAAATATACCTAACGGAATTCCTAATGATGATCAAATGGATCGTGAAATTAATAGATTGAGAATGGAATTTGAAGGAACAAATAATGCAAATGCTCCTGTAATCACATTTTCAAATGGAGACGAAGATAAAATCACATTTGAAACTATGGATCAAAATTCATCAGACGAAAGATTTATTCAACTCAATAAAGAAATCACAGAAGGTATAATGACAGGACACCGTGCAACATCACCAACACTATTTGGTGTAATGCAAGAAGGAATGATGGTAAATAAAACGGCTACAATCAACGATCTACAACAATTCCAAGCACAGTATGTGACACCTAAACAAAACTTCTTAGAGAAAGTCTTTAATCGTTTAGGTTCAATTAATGGAGCCGGTGAAATCTTTTTAAATAAATATGAATTAGATTATGATGTTGAATTATCAGTATCAGATTTATTATCAGTAATCACGGCACAAATACCTAACGAACAAAAGAAACAAGTTCTTATATCTTGTGGATATAGACCAGAAGAAGCTAACCGATTAATTGAAAGTGGATCAAACACAACAGAAAAACAGAGTATATTAAATCAATTTAAAATCACTTATGGTAATGCAAGAACAGCTAACAACGCTATAAAGTCATCTAATGTATGGAAATATAAATATGATGATGTAAAACAAGAACTTGTAATCAAATTTAATGATGGAACTACATATATCTATGACAACCTACCTATTGAAATCTTTGAACAATTTGTACTTGGTGACGCAGTATGTAAAACATCAGGTTCTAATAAATGGGGTTCATGGCAAGAAGGAAAAACTCCATCTATGGGTGCAGCGGTATGGGACGTTTTAGTTGATAATGGATATCCTGGAAGAAAAGGTGGAGTAGTATAAAAAATAATAAATAAAATATGGCTTTTATAGAATTTATAACAACACAATATATCAAAGAAAGAAGTATTGTGGAATCAAATGTAGATGATAAACTATTACAATACTATATCAGAAAGGCACAAGACCTACATACTCAAATTATATTAGGTCAAGACCTTTATGAAAGTTTAATGAATCAAGCTGCTTCAGGAACATTCAATTCAACATTCTACCAAACACTTTTAAATAATTACGTTCAACCGGCACTTTTAGAATGGACAATATATGAAAGTATTCCATTCATTAATTGGAAGATAACGAACAAAGCTATCGTCCAACAAACATCAGATCACGCAACAGGCGTAACAACAGGCGACTTGAAATGGTTAAAAAGTCTACAAATGAATGACTCGGGTTTCTATGATCAGCGTGTAAGAGAATACATAATCAATAACCCAGGAGAATTTTTAGAATACTACCAATTAAACGGAGTTGAAAGAATCGCACCTGCAACATTAACAGGGTTCAATATGATATACACATCAAAATACGGAAGAGGTTCTCGTGGAAGACGTGGTAATTCATTCTGGGGTGAAGGTGGATGTTGCTCGGGACCCAATGGCGGACCAATAAGTCTCTAACAAAATAACATTTTATTTATATAATAACTATGGAAAGAATAGATAGAATGAAATTAGCAGTAGAAAAAGGATATACATGTGATCCTGAAACGGGTAAAATTTTTAATAAAAAATTGATTGAATTAAAAGGTATATGCTCACAAGGATATAAATTATTTTCATTTAAACATGAAGACGAACAAATTTATATAAAAGGTCACCATTTTATTTGGTATTGGGTAAATAAAGAGGTTGTTACTGAAATTGATCACATTAATTGTGTTAGACATGATAACAGAATTAGTAATTTAAGATCAGTAACAAGACAACAAAATCAATGGAATAGATTTGGTAAAGGCTTTCACTTTCACAAAAAAAGAAATAAATGGCAAGCTTCAATAACTATTAATAAAAAAGGAATCTACTTAGGAATGTTCAATACAGAAGAAGAAGCGAGAGCAGCCTATCTGAAAGCAAAAGAAAAGTATCATGTAATATGACAAAAGAAAACGAGAGAGGAGTAAATATTGAAAACGTTGTAAAACTTTTAAAATTTTTAAAAAAGAAACAGAAAAAGATTGTGGTTCCATTAATCAAGTCTAAAACAGAAGATGATTGGAGACATGAAGATAATTTAAGTGAGTATTAAACTATGGAAATAATTTATAATATAATAATAGCAGTTCTAACATTTATATTTAGTGTAATTATAGGTATAATTGGATACTTTGTAAGACAAACTTTAAATGATATTAGTGTATTAAAAGATGAAAAAACAGTAATCGCAAGTGATTTAGAAGTTTTAAAAAACGACCACTTGAATAAATACCACAATCTATCAGAAAAGTTTGATGAACTAAAAGAAGTCATGAGAGACTTAACAAAAGAAATTAAAGATTTAAATAGTCGTATTAAGTAGCCAGAGTTTTAGTCGTGTGTTTCACTGGTGAAAAATGTAGAGGAAACATTTCATTTTATTTATTAGTAATTCCTTTCATTCCTCTACTACATAAACCCCCAACCCTGGGGGTTTTTTAAAAAACAACCCCTCTAAAAGCAAATTTCTTTTAGACCCTCCAAGGATACTGTTCTTGGAGTTTTTTATATACCAATACTATTGATTTTTCTGCCAAGATGAAATTGTTTTAATACCGACTCAGCAAGTGACGGATTAATCTTCTCTAACATTCTTATACTAAAAACATAATCAGAATTACAATACTCACAACAACGTCCTTTGTTGAAGATTGGATATGGATTATGTCCAAATCCTATAATTTGTGATTTACAAATAACACATTTTTTCATACTAAAATTTGCCTGTTTTACATCCATTTAAAAAAGAAACCCACAGATTTAATTTCTCATCTCTACCGAAAGTTTCATATATTCTCCAACAATCATTTAAATCTTTTTCAAACCACTCCTTGGTTAATTCGTCAGATGGTGCGTGTTGTCCATTATAATCATCTAACATTTTTAAAAAATACTCTTTATTCATATACCTAAATTTTTTAAGATTACACTTCTATTCTCAGATTTAATTTCATTAGACTTATTCTTTAATATAAAATTAATATAATCAGCCTTCTTAGCTCCTCTAATCGGATATCCATAAATACTAATTAATTGTTTTATAGTATAATTTTGAAGATTATTCAAATCAATATACCTTTCATTTTCAACCAACTTGAATGTATTGTATTTAAAACCGTTAATATCAACACTACCAGTTGTTACTTGACTAAACTTACTATCTAACTCCATTTTTTTCATACAACAAAGATAATACAATTATTTAAACGTACCAAATTTAATTAGGTTAATCTCAAATTAATTTCCTCAGCAACCTTATCACTACAACAATTATGGAACAACTCATACTCTTCATCTGTATTAGGGTCCATACGAAAACCATGATTAGCCTCACACCATATATTATTAATATAAAATTGGAAATCAACATCGTGGTTAATCCATACACTACCAAAATTCTTATTTAAGTAGTTAAGTGCCTGATTAAAACTTTTAAATCTTTTCATATCGTTTTTTATTTATACAACAAAGATACGGCAACAATTCTATTCCACCAAATAATTTACAATTTTTTTTATTTTTTTTATTTACAACAATCATGACCTACGAAGATACGGAGAAATTTTCATCCAACCAAATCAATTACGAACTTTCTTTAAAAAAAGATATATAATTGTATGTTAAAGGTTAAACTCGCAGGTATATACATAATTGAAATTGACGACTACTACTATATTGGAAAAAGTGTTGACGTGTTCTCAAGATGGTCAAACCACTACACATCACTAAAACTAAACAGACACCACTCACCTAAACTACAAGAAAAATTTAATGAAAACAAAGTCACAGACATACGATTTAAAGTCCTGGAATATGTTTCATTGTCTGACTGGAAGAAAACTCACCAGGTGAAGGGAAAAACAGCCGTATTGGCATTTAGTAGATATTTAAGTACAAGAGAAAGAGAGTGGATGTCTAAACATTCTATAAATTATTGTTTGAATAATGATGATAAGTATTTTTCAAAATAATTGAAAAAAATTCAAAAAATCAAGAAAACCATTTTTAAAACGGAATATATAACATAAAGAAACAATAAAAGGCAAATTATAAATGAAAGGCATTAGAAAGCACACGAAGGCAAATCAAGAGCAAATCAGAATTAAATTAGAAAGACAAAAAGGTTCATCAACCGGGTATGAGCTCCTTAATATCAGAGCCAGATATTTAAAAATCAACCCCGCATACGACAGAATAGGTCTGATCAGCCTTACTGGGTGTATGAAAACAAGAAATAAATCCGGCGGCTCTTTATGGCCGGAGTTATTTCAGGTTAATAGAATGTATCTTTTATTAAATCCCGCTCTGTTCATACCTAACAACGGGTCCTTCATACCAGAAATGGTTTCAAAAGATACTTACCAAGTAAAGTTAAACCTAAAAGTCAAGATGACTCATGGTTTAATGTGAGGATGGAGAGAAGTAACGATACTCTCTGGGTGCTATTAGCCAGGTAAATTCAGTAATGATTTACAAATCCGATTATAATGATTGATTAAAAATTATTATATGAAGGATAAAGGTATCGTTATATCAAATACTCAACAGACTATTCCTTAACAATTAATTAACATAAATTATTGATTTTATTACGAAAAAACGACAAAACCAGTTTAAAAAGTTAATATATAAATAAAAACAAACGAAAACATGAAACACGAAGACAACTACAGAGAGTTCACCGACGAACAAATCACCGAAATGTTTATAAACGAAACACGGTTCCAACGAGGATATGATGTAATACCTCAAAAGAAAAACATTTTAGATAAAGAACCAGAATGGATCTATATTAAAGGTATAAAAACCTACAAAAAATAAAACACACACATGAAAAAAACACACGACACAAAAGCACAACTTGATAAATTAAATGCAGAAGAAGAAAAACTGATGCCGATTATCACAAAAGTATTTTTAAGAACAAATAAAAATAAACCAATCTACTCAAAAGAATTAGTACAAGGAATTATAGAAAGAAAAATCAAACTCGATATAAAAAGGTTCTCTGAAGCACGATTACGAAAGATCGTGAATCACATGAGAGTGAACGCTATACTACCAATTATATCAACAAGTAATGGATACTACCTATCGTATGAACCAGAAGACATTCTAATGATGATACGTTCATTAATGTCTCGAGCAAACGCTATAACAGCCGCCGCAGACGGAATGATGAATATATTAAACAACATAAGACTTATAGATCAAGCAAATAAATCACAAGACCTATGGGACATGGTAGATGACGAAATTGATAAACTAAAAAAATAAAAAAAGATTATGGCTTGTAATACAGTACCTCGAAATATGATGAGTGGAACATACGCAGATAGATTTGATACACTACTCGAAATCAAAAAAAATTATACAATGATTTATGATAGTGGAATCACAAAAGTTCAAAATTATTATAAATTTAAACATAAAATAAGTGGTGAAGAATTTAAAGTTGAACACAGAAATTTAAAATCATTTTTAGAAATGACTAAAAGAGACGAAAAACTAAAACAATTAGGAATATAAAAAAAGAAAAAACACGATGGAAATAATTAAACAAATGCCGGCTGATGATGTTTTACTACATAACGTTTCAATAATTTTATGGGGTATATTCGGATTTTTAATAGACCTCGCTATTTTATTCTTACTATTAAAAGTATTTATTATAGTGATGGCTAAACTAATATGTAGATTTACTGGAACGTATAAAACGTATAATACGACAAAACCGATACCAACTAAACCAGCAGAAAATCTATCTAAAATTGATGATGATTTAAAAATAATAAAAGACGAATGAATTACAATTTTGTTTTTAAAATGTTTTTTAATGGAAATGTTGAATCAGAAATTTTCCTATCAAGTCCTATTATATTAGAATTTATAGAAAATTTAAATAATGAAGATAAAAATAACCTTAAAGGTCTTATAATAGATAACAGAGTGAATGATATAATTGTTGGTTATTCGATAAGATCAGATGATGAAGACGAAGATCCTAATTGGAAGTTCATTTATATTAATCAAATTGATTATGATGAAATAATGAAAATACAAAGAATAGAATGGAGAGATAAAAGAATAAATAATTTATTAGATTAATAATACTGAACCCGGTCTAACGACTGGGTTTTTTTATTAAAAACCATTTTTGATATCTAATATATAAATAATATGGTATGTAAAGTATGTAATGAGGTAGCAAAAAGAATACAAAGTAAAAAACAAGAAATATGTAGTAGATGCTACCAAAAAAGAAGAAAAGCACTATTACCAAAAAAACCACCAAGAATAAAATACACAGAATGTATTGAATGTGAAGTTCCATTCACAGAAATTAAACATCAAGGTAAAGGTATGTGTGCTCGATGTTATAGAAGACACCTACTCGACTTTAAAAATTGTATAACGTGTGGTATAAAACTATTCGGTAAATCTAAACATGGATTATGTCGTGTCTGTAAAGCAGAATCAGGAATAACACAAACAAGAAGAAAACCAATCATTATTGAACCTGAAACAATACAACAAATAAAACTATTGTTAATTAGAGTAAAACACGGATTACATAATGATATTGATATATTTTTAATTTTAAATCTACATTTAGAATGTTGTGGATACCAAACACTATTTGATAATTATAGTCCAGACTATCAAGCCTATTTAATGTTGAAAGAATTAAAAAACATTTATGAAAAAAATAAACACCTAATATATGAAACTAATAAAGAAAGCGAAGAATTATGACGAACTAATGAAAACTATCTATGATTTAAATATGAAAGGAAAGATATTTGAATGGTCAATTATTGATAGTAAAGATAAAAAACACATCGAACTTTGGGGAAGAAGGCCTCTAATCTGTATTGATTGTGGTGAATTAGAAGACAACTGTGAATGTTCCTTATAAAAAACCGATATGTCAAAAAGTGACTTTTTTTAAACAATATATACTATATGAAAACAAAACAAGATGATAAACTAATTAGAATGTGGGAATCTATCTATCAAAGATTTAAAGACATACAACTTGATACACTACAAAGAAACCAAATTTTAATAATGATGGAAGACTTAGTAATTGAAATATCAAGACATGATTGTAAAATAATCAGAACAAGGTATATAAAAAGAAACTTCTCTGAATATGTAAATAAGTATTTTTATTTGATGGCTGATATATGTGAAGATATATTAGTATTTGCTCTAACTTTTGTAATCCTGATTGATGTATTGGATGAATATATTAAAGTTAGAGAAGAACAAGAAATGTATGAGGCGGCAGCCAATCTTCTTATAATGAAAGATTTGATACAACAACAAAAAGAAAAGTGGATCATTAATGACTAAATCACAAATTATATCAAATTTATATCTATCAAGAGAAGTAAATACAGTAATGTCGTATATACCGAAAAAACATCGTGAAGATTTAAAACACTATGTATTTGAAAAACTACTACAAATGAACTGGAATAAATTTAGAAGAATAAATAAAAATAACGGGCTAATAAATTATTTTAAAAGAATGATATGGATACAATGGAATTTAAATAATAAAACAATAAGAAAAGGGTATTGGTTAGAACACGGCGAAATAGATAACATAGAAATTGATGATGATATAACAGAATTTATAGAAGAAGAAAAAACAGAACAAGATATAATTTTAAACCTTCTTGATGATAAAGTTTATATGAATACTATACTTGATAAATTTTTTAAAATAAACACAAACTCAGTAAATTATTTTTTTAATAGATGCGTATTTGAATTATATTTTTATGAAGGAATGAAAATAACAGAAATAGCAAAAGAAACAGATATAGGCTACGAAAGTATAAGAAAGTCAGTCAACTTCACATTACAATTCGTCCGAAAAGAAATCTTCGATGAAATAAAAAAATAAAAATATAAATGTACGGATGGACAACAGCAGAGTTAGTAAAGTTTATATCAAGAAAATTTGAAGAAATTAAACTTGAACTTGAAAAAATAAAAGAAGAAGTAGAAGAAATAAAAAATAAATTAAACAAATGAAATGTCCACTAATTATAAGTAGAAAACCAGAATATGACGAATTCGCTGAAACAATGGCTGAAATCTTGAACTGGGAATTTAATAAAGGTCCAATCTGTACTAATGATAATGGAGTTTTTTTAGATGGGAATAGAGATATTTATTCAGTAGAAAAAGATGCAAAAGGTCAATGGATTATAGTATGTTATAATTTGAAATATCCTATCGCTGGTGCATTAGAATATGAAAGCACCTCAGATATAAGGTTAAAGATGGCTTCAAAATCAATTTCAGAAGCTTTATCATCACCATTTGATGAACGAAAAGAACACTACGGATATTTTGAACCAAATGACTCAATTGATATGAATAATCAAAATCAGATTATATCTGACGTTCTTGCTGAAATGAGGAATAAAAAAATAAAAAAAATACTACAATGATAACATTAAATATAATTTTAATACTAAAAATCTTGGGATTAGGCTACATTATAAGTCAATTCCTACCACTAACATGGATTATTGATAAAATACCAGCCGGATTTATTCAAAGTCTCCTTCATTTACTAACAGGCTGTTTGAAATGTGTTAGTTTTTGGATCACTCTAATATGGACAGGAAACATATACTTATCAATCTTTATATTCTTTCTCGCCTCAGCACTATCACGAGACGATAAATTCAACTATTATAGTAATCTAATAAAAAAAGAGATATATAATAAATACTCCGAAATAAAAATAAAGTATTATATGAAAAGATGTGAAAAACTTTTGAAAAAAATAAATGACGCTAATGGAACTATACAATAAAGATGTACATGGTAACAAAAAAGTAAAAATAGGTAAAAGAAAGTATAGAGTATCTGAATTGAAAAAAATGACCGAAGAAGAACTAATGAAACTTTATGAAGAAGTGAATGAACTTATCGGTATAGATTTAGAAACACTATGGGTAAAATATAGTGAGAACCTTTTATTAAAAGAAGCAGGTCTACCGTATGGAACAGACCTATTAATTGATAACGAAAAAAATACACCAACAAATGGCCCAACAATTTAAATACACAAAAGAAGATGCCGAAGAATTAAATAAACTTATGATTACAGTCATTAATGATTGGGGTAAGTTAGAATGGTTTTATGGATTATATAAAAAATATATCGATCCAAATGCTCAAAGACCAAACTCGGGGTGCGGAAATTGTGCATTAAGTATAGAAACCTATTTTAATACATTAAGAGAATGGTATCTACAAAACGGAAGCCTATTCGGGTAAAAAAATAAATAAAAACACATGGAATTTTTAATGAATGATACAGGAGCCTGGGTTGAATTCAATCAAACAAACTGGGTAAATATTCTAAATGAAATTAGAAACACTGTACTAATTCAAACAGCCGTTATTTTGAAGTTACAGAACGATTTACAGAATTTAAATTGTAATTGTAATGTAATACATCAACAAGTAAAATCTATAACGTCAGGTCAAGCCATTTTAGATATAACACAAATAACACCAGTAAAATTCCCACTAATAAGAAGAAGAGAACCACTATTAAGAGAGGTAATTAAAGATGAACCTAATAAAGAATTAGAGAAATCACCAAAGTCTGTTTATAGAGTAGATGATGGATACTTCTCAATAGTAGGAACCGGCACTGGTTGGAAGATTGATGGAAATAAAATTGTAAATAAAAGTGGATATGACTTAGAAAAGTCTCTACCTATACGACTTGATAAAGATAGATCAATTATTGGATATGTTGTAAAAATGACAAGTCAAGGAATACAACCTATTTTAATATACAAATGTATTGACTACTTCGGTGAAGACCGTATATTAGAAGGTGGTCCAAACTTTTATAGAAAATTTTTTAAATAATATGAGTTTAGCAACATCAAAGAAATTAAAAAAAGAAAGAAGTAGAACAACTGATATGTTAATTTTTAAAATATGTAAAAGAATACAATCAGGTGAAAAACTAAAAGATATAGACCTATCAGATTTAAATGATAAACAGAAAAAAATGATTGAAAAGTTCTATAATGAAAACAGAATAGATACAGGCTTCAACTTATAAAAATAAAAATAACAATGACAAAAAAAGAAATTAAAAGAAGAATTATTGAACTGAACTACGACTTATTGTTAGCACTAACATATGACGAACAAGACAAAATTATTGAAATAAGAGAAGAAACAAACGAATTAATAAAAGAATATTTAAACAATGAAGGGTGAAGATGCGGTAATTATAATAGATGGAGAGAAATATATTGTAGAAGGCTTCCACAAAACAGAATTGAACCACCTCTATGTCAGATTAAGATCAGTAGAAGGTACAAAATGGCTAAACTATCACATACAAAAAAACTTCAAATCAGATAACAATAAGATTATTGATTTGATAAAAAAATGACAAACATGACAATAGATTAAAAAATAAAAAAGTATATGAATATTGAAAAAGTAAGTATCGATCAGATAAAAAAGAATGACAAGAACCCAAGATTTATTAAAGATGATAAATATAAAAAGTTAGTCAAATCAATAAGAGAGTTTCCTCAAATGTTAGAAATAAGACCAATCGTTGTCGATGATGATGGCGTCGTATTAGGTGGAAATATGAGACTAAAAGCCTGTAAAGAGGCAGGACTAAAAGAGGTTTTTATTATAAAGGCGTCACAACTAACAGAAACACAAAAAAAGGAATTTATATTAAAAGATAACCAATCATTCGGTGAATGGGACACAAAACTTTTAAGTGAATGGGACAAAGATATGTTGTTAGATAGTGGCTTCGAACAGTGGGACCTTATTGATATATTCGGAACGAATGAAATGTCTAACAAGAATAAGAAAGCACTCGAAGGTTCAAACTTCGACCCAGAAGAAGTGAATGTGGATGACTTCATTAAACAAAATGTAATATTCTTTAATGAAATGATGATTGAATTTGAAGATGATGAAATTAAACAATCGATAAGAAATTTAAATGGTATATCAACTAAAGAATCGTTTATAAATGATTTGAAAAAATTAATAATACAATATGGCAGAAACGAAATCTAAAATTATTTTATTCTGTAAGATTGAAGATAAAGAATTGATTCCGAAATTAGTCCAAGCAGATGAAAGATATGAAATTATATCTACAATTGTAAGTGACGAATATGATAAACCAGAACTTCAACACTTAGATAAGTATATTGATAACTTATTTAGAGAAAAAAAATTTAAATATTAACATGGCTAAAATAGCATTTGATAAATACTATACTCCACCAATAGTAGCAAAGTGGTGTATTGAAAAGACAAAAGAAATTATTGGTGAAGAAAACATAACAGAATGGGTAGAACCGTCAGCCGGATCAGGTTCATTCAGTCACCAGATACCAGGTTGTAAGGCGTATGATTTATATCCACAACATGAATATATTGAACAGGCAGACTTTCTAAAATTAGATTTAGGGGGCTACAAGAAAGGAAGATGTTTTATTGGTAATCATCCATTCGGTGCAGGAGCCGGTAAAATAATAAAAGATTTTTATAATAAAGCGTGTGATAACGGCGACTATATTGCATTTATTCAACCACCTGCATTTTATAAAAATTATAGTAGATTTTATAGATTTGAAATCGTCTATTCATGTTTATTAAAAGCCAACTATACGAATCACGAACTCTACACATCATTCACAATTTATAAAAGAAATCCAGACAAAGATGATTGGAGACCTAAATATGAAAAATTAAAAGATATAACACTCACAAGAGTAAGTAGAAGTAATAAGAAAGGCGAACATTTAAAAAATATAGACTATGATATCTGTATAACTATATTTGGTAATGTTTTTAAAGAAACAAAACCGTACGAAACAGCAGGACAAATTGCAGTAAAATGTAATAACCCAGATAACAAAGAAGAAATTTTAAAATGTATAAAATGGTTATACCACCACAATAAAGAAACACAATTTTTAAGTAAAAAGTGTATATCAACAAATAATTGTACAGTAACAGACTTTGAAGAATTATTAAGATTGTGTATTCCAGGAATTAAATAAAACAACTATGAAGAATCCAGAAAAAAACAAGAAACAATTAATAGAGGCACTCGAGAAAAGCCTCGGTATAGTGACAGCAGCCTGTAAAGAAGTAGGTATATCACGAAACACATTCTATACTTACTATAATGAAGATGAAGAATTCAGAAAGGCAGTAGATGATATAAATGAAATAACAATAGACTTCGCCGAAACACAACTCCTAAAAAAGATAAAAGAAGGCAGTGAAAGAAGTATATTATTTTATATGAAATATAAAGGCAGAAAAAGAGGCTACACTGATAGTTTAGATATAACATCAGGTGGTGAAAAATTAACCGAAATAAAATTGGTTGAAGTAAAAAAAGATAATTTAAATGGAACTTGAAATCAAACACACAACAGTATTCACTAAAAACTTTGAACAACTAAACAACGATGATATTAGATTTGTAATAAATCAGGGTGGCTCGAGAAGTAGTAAAACATATTCTATATGTCAAATGCTAATTGTTTATTGTCTAACAAACCCAGGCAAAATGATTAGTATAGTTAGAAAGTCGTTCCCATCATTAAGAAGTTCGGTTTTAAGAGACTTTATTGAAGTAATGAGAGATCTTAACCTTTATAATATAAACGAACACCACAAGACAGATAATATATATCATTTTAAGAATGGATCATCAGTTGAATTCTTCTCAGTAGATGATGAACAGAAACTACGTGGTAGAAAACGTGACATATTATGGGCGAATGAGGCGAATGAATTAACATTTGATGAGTATAATCAGTTGAATATGAGAACATCTGATAAATTAATATTCGATTTTAATCCATCAGACAACGAACATTGGTTGTATGAATTGATGGAACGAAATAATTCAAAACTTATTAAAAGTACATACTTAGATAACCCGTTCCTACCAGATGAACAAGTAAAAGAAATAGAACATTTAATATCAATTGATGAAAACTATTATAAAATATACGCACTTGGTGAGAGACCAACACCAACGACAAGAATATACACACACTTTAAACAATATGATAAACTACCAGAACGAATAGATGATATTGTATATGGAGCCGATTGGGGATTTAATCACCCGACAGCACTCGTAAAAGTTTATATGTCAGATGGAGAAGCCTACATAGAAGAACTACTATATAAATCACACTTAACATCATCAGATATAGTGAGAGAATTTAATAATCTAAACATAGACAAATCAAAATATATTTATAGTGACTACGCTCGACCAGAAATCATTGAAGATTTAAAAAGAGCCGGCTACAATATGAAAGATAGTAATAAAGAAGTTAGAGAAGGAATAAATACAATCAAAATGACTTCAATTAATATAAGTAAAGAAAGTACTAATTTATGGAAAGAATATAAAATGTATAGTTGGAAAACAAAAGGTGATCAAGTATTAGATGAACCAATAAAACTATTTGATGACGCACTCGATGCAGTAAGGTACGCTATACATTCAAGTAAGAAAAAGGTATATAATCAAAAACTATCATCTTTTTATTCATTTAAATAGTATTTTACAAAAAAAAGATATATATAGATATTATGACATTAGAAGAAATTGAAATTAAAATACCAGAGAGTATTTTAGACCTACCACTGAGTAGATATTTAGAGGTAGTAAAAATCACAGAGAAACTAACAAAGATGAAACCAGAACAAGTTGATGAGTATTTTTCATCAATAGATGGATCAATAGACACATTAGAACTTATATCACTAATTATTGGTGAAGACGCAGACAGAATACCGGTAAAGTATATTGAAGAAATAACAGAAAAGGTAATTAATCTAATAATGCAAGACGGACTACCAGAATGGCAACCAACATTTGAAATCAATAACACACTATACGCAACAAGAAACATAAGTAATTTAAATGAAGTAGATGCCGGTGAAATGATATCAATCAAAACATATCAAAGTAATATGAATAATGACTTCTATCAATACGCACCATACGTTGCCGCTATTTTAATACGACCAACACAAGAAATAGTAGATGATGAAACTGGTGAAACAAGAATAGAAATACAACCATTCAGTAGAAAAGATATTCAAAACTTGGAATGGAGAGCAGAATTATTTAAAAACACAGAAACAAGATTGATACTACCAACTCTCACTTTTTTTTTGACTGGGAAAAAATAAACTATAATGAATACAAACCGATTTATGATACAAATACAAATAATCAAAATGGTATAGAAGGCTTACAAATGAAGATGCCTGAAGAATATTCTTACATAGCTATGATAGACAGATTAAGTGACGGTGACGTAACAAAACATGAAGAAATTTATAAAATGAACTGGCGTTCAATTTTATATATAATGAGTTACTGGGCAGTAAAAGATAAAGTAATGACAAATAAATAATAAAAGATATGGCGAACAATACTCCAACGATTAACTTTTTGAAGAATGTATTCACACTCTTCTTTGCAAATCACAAATTCCTAAATGGATTTGATTTCGCAGGACCAGACTGGAATTTAGATACAGTAAAAGACACACAATTTCCGTACATGTATGTTGAAACAGGTGCCTCAAGATGGCCAATAAGTTATGACTCACAATCATTCTTAACAGAAGAACAAACATTCAAAGTATATGTAATAGATAGAATATCAAAAGGTGACCCAAACTACATAGAAGTACTATCAGATTGTAAATACACACTGGAAACATATATCAGTGAAATAAATCAACACCAATATTTAAGAGACCTTGGTATAATACTAACTGAAGAAGTAAGATTTGATCCACTATATGAATTTTCAAAAGACAATTGTAATGGATGGGTCGCAGAATTTACATTAAGATATCCAATGAGGTTTAATCCATGTAATAACCCTTATATTCCGATTGCTGGATACACATATTCATTAAATAATTATACAAGTGAAGTAAGATTAATAGGTTCAGTAGGTGCAACAGGACCAACAGGACCGGCAGGAACAAGTGGAACATCAGGTATGATGGGAACATCAGGAACATCAGGAACAAGTGGTGCTGTTGGTGCGACTGGTGCTGGTGGTGCTCAAGGTTATTATGGTGTGTTTTATTCATCTGTAACACAAACTAACCCGACTGCCTCTACCGTAAATATAATGAAGTGTAATCAAACGGTAGAGAATAATGGAGTAGTCGCATTAAATCAAAAATCATTCCAATCAATTTACGGAGGTACATACAACATACAATTTTCAGCACAATTTGAACATAAACAAAATTCAACTGCTGAATATGATATATGGTTAATGAAAGGTTCACCGTCATCACTGCCAGTACAAGTTGCTTTCAGTAATACGAGAGAAACCATTTATAAAAATCCAGGACAACCTGGATATCAAGTACCAGCTTGGAACTGGGTAATAACATTACAACCTTTAGAATATGTTGAAATTTGGTGGAGTTCTGCTGATACAGGCGTTCAAATGACTGCTCTTGGTGGTCAGACTAATCCAAATAGACCAGGAATACCATCATTAATTGTAACAATGACACAAGTAATGTTCATGCAACAATCAACATCAGGAACATCAGGTACAGGAACACACGGTACATCTGGTACGAGTGGTGCTCAAGGACCTGCTGGACCACTGGCTTATTGTCAAAGTTTAAGATTTGAAAATTTATCTGTTTACGGACCTTATACTATTTATTACACTGATTGTAGTGGTAATGGAGCATCTTGGGTTATAAATGTTGATGAATTTGTAGAACTTTGTATATTCTCTACTGATGGATATTCTATTAGTGGTGATGGTGCTGATTGGATTGATGTTTATGATTTAGGAATTTGTAGTGGAACATCTGGAACTGATGGAGGTCAAGGTAAAGATGGAGCTAATGGAACAAATGGCACAAGTGGTGTCAATGGAACATCTGGTACGAGTGGAGTTGCTGGATCATCTGGAACAAGTGGAACGAGAGGAACATCAGGTACATCAGGTATAAGTGGAACAGCTGGTACATCTGGTGTTGCTGGTGCTGCTGGTGCTACTGGTACAAGTGGTACATCTGGAACAAGAGGTACATC